TAAACATCTAAACCAGCATTTCGTTTGATTGGGTCTTCATAAACGAAATTTCTAAGTTTTGCTGCATTAATAAGCGTATTAACTGAACCTAAGAACTCACATTCAAACTCAACCTTGAACTGTTGTTCTGATGTGTTAGCAATCGTCTGCTTCTTCCAAGCAGCGTCTCTACCAGGAACTTCAGACCAATGAACATCAGTAGGCACATATTCATTTTTACCGCGTTCAGCATCATGCCACATGCGGTAGAAGTGATTCATACCGCGTGGTGTAGAAACGATTATTACCTTCGTGCTTTGTCCAGAAGAAATAGTAGGATAAACAGATGCAAAAAAATCATCAGCAATGTGATTTGGAATGAACGCAAATTCGTCCAAGAAGATGACATTATAAGAACCACCACGAACAGCAGATGATGAAGTGGAGTTTGATGATATTTTAGAACCATTTTCAAGTTCAAGTGATCCCTTGTTCCAAGAAATAATGCCTTGCTGCATCCACTTTGGTAAATTCTCATAAGCAAGTTGTAATCTTCCAAGAAGGTCTCTAGCAGTTGATGCTTTGTTTGCCAGAATAGCTATATTAACATTATCGTTGAATACCGCATAATGTAACAAATATGAAACAACAGTTGTAGAATTGTGTGTGGGAATAAAACTTTTACCACACAAAAATAAATGATCTTCACTATCAACTTGTATACATGCAACAGGCACACTATCAACTTTTTCTATTTTATGAATATAGTGCCTACTTTCTTGCTTTCTAACTGACTTTGCTGAATTTATATTTTTAATTTTTCTTGGAAGATTAAATACTCTTTCTTTGGTTGAAAAAGATACCGTGTGATAGTAATTTCCTTTAATTTCCTTCTGTCTTATATTTGATTTTATACCAAGAGAAGAAAGTAACTCAACAACCTGTAAGATTAAATCATAATTTTTTTGATAAAATTCAAATGATCTGCTGTTTTTTCTAACGGAACCATCAGTATCCATTAAACCACGAAGAAGCTCCAATCTGTCTTCATAGGACGAACGAAGATATTTTAATGGAATGTGTTTATTTTTAAGTAAGTTATACTCTTTTAACTTGGAATGTAAATTTTTAATTTTAAATCTAATACAATTGCTAGATTCTCTTTCATGCTCTATATCAAACTTTTCTTTATAGAAATAGTAATCGTCTTTATGTGCAATTATTCTTCCATCGGAAGAATATCCATCACCCAACCAAACACCAAGAAGATATGGATCAATATTTAATACATTTTTGATAAAGTTGATTGGTTTTGATTTATCTACAAATAAAGAACCTTGAAATCCTCTTCCCCTTTTATTTTTTATTTTTGATTGATACTGATCAAATATATCCTTAGAAGTTATAACTTTTTTTCCAGTTCTCCAATACGAACTATTCACTTCCCATAAGTGATCTGCATCTGCAATTATTTCTTCACCATTATCAAAATATATTTTATAACAATCATGATTATACATTGTTTCAGTTTTCATTACAACCGAAACAGAATCTCCAGTTGGTGATAAAATATCATCACCAACTTTAAGATCTCCCATAGTGGTCCAACCATTTGGTGTTGGAATGGGAGTATCTAAAGATAATGCCTTACCAGTCTGTCGGGGCATTTTGCAAATATTGAAACGGTTCTTATGGAAATTATCAATCAACTTCTCCTGAAAAGGATACATTCGGAAAGGCACAAGACCGTGATCAAGAGAAACAATCTTGATATAGTTTCTAGCAAAATAAACAGGATCTTCTTTACACTTCAAGAACTCAATAACTTGGTCTTCTGTGAATTGAATTTGAGTATTTGCCTTTTTCAGGTTTGGATTGCCCAAATAAACATTATCAGACATAAAAATTACCTACTAATTTCTTCCCAGTTCATTTATACCAACTCCTTACAAGTAATAGCAAACCACACATCTAATTTGGTGTTATTATCAACTCTTCTCATACAAAGTGTAAGCATATTTGGATTTGCTCCACCATATAATATTTCTGGTTCTTTATCATCTTCGGCATTTTTGCCAATAATAATACCACTATGCCTCATATATGTTCCAGCTGGAACAGTAAAGGTATTTCCAGTATTACTACTATGAACATCTTCATAAATTCTATATCGACCTCTTGTTCCAAAACTTGTCCAAGAGGTAATAGCTGCTCCGGCAATGTTTAAATCTCCCTCATACCACTCATACATTATTGTGCTTTGATTGGCATTATTGTTTCCAATTTCATATCCAGTAATTTGCATCAAATCTGTAACTGAAGTGCCAGTGCTATTCACACCAATACTTAGAACTGGTCTCATTGTGTTGTCCATTGTCCAACCCCTGTTGGTATGGGCAGCATGATTATTGAAAGAGAAAAAACTTCCTGCTTCTTCAGTGACTGTAACAGTTCCATTAACTGTAATACTTGAAGTTCCAAGAGATACAGGAAGTGGATTTGCATTACTTACTGGTGCATTATTAACATTGATTGATACTTGTCCAGTGGTTCCAATACCTACTGTATTCAGTAATGTAGAAATGCCAACTGGAAGATATGGAACTGTTAATGTTCCACCTGTTCCAACTTCAACGATATGATTATGAATTGGATTTTCAGGAGAACTTGTAACAGATACTATTCCAGGAATAGTAATATCTCCATTAATAGTAATATTGGAACTTCCAAGAGATACTGGAAATGGATTATCAATAGTAACAACTTGCCCATTTTTATTGGCAATCATATTCACTTCAAAAAGAGTCCTTTCTTGGTCAAGAAAGTCCTGTGTATTTTTATTAAATTGTGCCATTAATCAATCACTCCACGATAGTCTTTCTGGTCTGTATCTTTCTGCGTTTTTAACTTTTATAGAAGTAGATTCTGCTGGATAGATATTATGAACTATCGCTCCAGGGTATTCTTTTTGTAGTTGTTCTGCAAGTTGATTTTTATCCATCATCTTGCCTTCAACTTCCATACGATATAATCTTCCTTGCCAAACTACATCTGCAAGAAAAGATTCGGTTGCTGTCTCTGGTTGAGATGCATTCATATATAGATTTCCATTGAAATCTCCGGCAATATTGATGCTTTCGGAAATAAACTGTTGAAAAGATTTCATTTTAGTTACAGTTCCAACGACGAAGTGCTTTGTTGATTCTTGAATCTGGATCTCTTGCAGTTTTTGCAGAAGTCAGTTTTGATTTCATCCCTTTCATACGACGACAAAATGAAGCACGACGCTTAGCTCTTTTTCCTTTTGGTTTCTTTTCAGTGACTGCAGTTTGTAATTTTGATCCTGGGTTTTCTCTACGATATGCTTTGACTGCAGCAGGACTTAAACCATCGGTCTTGTCTTGACGATTGACTTTCTGCCAATCTTCTGATAATCCAAAATCTGCTCTCCAATTTGAATATTCTTCTGCTTTCATTTCACCACTATCAACATAGTCTGCGGCACTATCAAGATAATCTGCAGCTTTGGTAATTTTTGATTGGACCCATGCTTCTACATTTCCTTCACCTTTCATTTTCTTACGCAATCTTTTTGCTGCAGAAATAATTGTAGAAATTTCTGAGCGAGCCATTGAATGCTCGTGGTCATATGACTCTGGAAAATTTCCAGGATGAACTGTTGCAATGTTATACTTCTTTTGATTTGGTAAAAGTGGTGCTGGGAGAGAAAACATGTCCCAATACTTGGGACCATATCTACACTCTGCTCGGGTCTCTACTTTTTCACATTTTGGGCAGTATCTTTTCATTTCCATTTCTTCATTTGCCTTTACACAATTGTTATATGTTTTACCAAACATTTTCTTTGTGCCTTTCTTTTTATATTCTGGCCAACATTTTTTACCCTCTCCAATTATAATTTCTTCTGACTTTGTGCCCCAGTTATCAGCACCTACTTTACGACATTTGACTAGTGCTCCAGATGCATATGCACTTGGCCAAACATCATACCTAGATTTTACTTTATAGTAGCAAGCGTCTTTTGTTCCACTCCCCTTTCCAGGTTTGTCTTTTCTTGCTTCGTTAAGTTCCATTGATTCTCTGATTCCTGGTTCTGCTTTGACGTAATTTTTATCTTTTTTGCCTTTAGCAAAAGTTGGAACATTTGTTGGTTTTGCTGCTCCAGATTTTTGTTGTTGTCCTTTATCTTTTTGACGCTTGCGACGAACTGCTGATCGAATTATTGAAAGTCCCTTTTTACCTTTTTTCTTCAAAGATCTAAGTCTTCCACTACTAAAACATTTTGGTGTTTTAGTTTCACCTGGTTCGTTAGCACATGGAGAACCATCTGCTTGGACCCAACCTGGTTTTTTGTCTTTTGACTTTGAACCTTTGAACCAATGGTGAAGAGTTCCCTCATTAATCCAATCATCCGGTGTTTTTTGATGTTTATCGACAAAAGCATTGTGCAATTGTTTTGCAGTCATATCGTGCTTTTTCATAATACGACGCATTACTTTATCTATAGAATCATAAGAAGTATCATTCAAAGTCTTCAATTTATCTTCAAGTTCTTGAACAGCATCATCTTCACATCCACAGTGCTCTTTTACGTCTTTCAATCTTTTTTTGCGACCTTGACAATGAGCTCTTTGTGAAAATCCTTTTGGACTATCACAGTCTATTGATTTTTTATAATCTTGAGACCAACTCATT